GGAGGGGTACCCGGGCGGCGATGGCAGGGTCAACGCGAACAAACTCGGATGGGGCTACCTGTTTGAGGAGGATTCCAAGTGAACGACACCAAAACACCGCGCACAGACGCGGAGGCAACACAATCGTGTGACACTGGTCTGCGGTCGGCATTCGTTGTTCATGTGGAGTTTGCCCGTGAACTGGAGCGGGAGATCGCCCGCCTCCGCGCCGAGCGCGACGAGGCGAGGCGGCTCCTGAAGGCTGTCGTAGACATGATGCGCGACAACATGGCTCCCGATGCCAACCCGAAGCACCTGTGCGACTTCGTTCACCGTCCCGACATCGCCATGTGCAAGGTGTGCGAGGACTGGACGGATGCAATGGTGATGTGCTACCCCGATGATTTTCAGGACAAGGAGGACGGCAAGTGAGTGACACCGACCGCATCATTGCTAGGCTTCACGCCCACGCACTTCGCAAGGAGAAGATCGCCAAGCGTCAGCCAGCGCGATTCGCCGAGTATGCCGAAAGTCTGAAGAAGGAATCTGAATTCCTCTACAAGATCATCGACTGCATCGAAGCACTTCAGGCCACCATCACCGACATCCGAAAGGCAGAACTACATGCGAACCAACACCCCCGCAATCCTTGACAAGCGCATCCGGCTTATAGATCACCTTCGCGCTCAAGGCTTTACCGTTGCCCGCACTGCCACTGGGTTCATTGCCGTGGACGAGGATGGCATTATCTTCAACGTATCACCCGTTCGCACCCACGTTTGCGTTGTCCATCCCGTCACCGAGCAGTACATGGAAGAACGCACCCCCGGCCAGCCCGACCCCAAGTGGTTTGACGCCATGATCCAGGAGCTTGTCGCGTGGAGCAAAGACCGATGAAATGCAACTGCCCCGCCTGCCGCGATTACCGTCTGCATGACCGCATCATTGACGGCATTGTCATCTTGCTTGGAATTGCCAGTTTTTGGTTTGTGGTCTACATCGGCTTGATATGCTTTGGCGTATGGTAGAAATTACCGATTACGATCAGTTCAAAGCAAGCGTTACTAACCACCTTGAGGCCGCTGGCACAACGCGCTCCGGTCTTGCCAAGGCAATGGAAGCCAACGGCGTCCTTCGCGCACACACCGTGCGATGCCTTCTCGGCACCCCTGGCACGGTCATTGGCAAGCGCAAGCCAGCATTCGACTCCATCCTGAAGATCGCAAACGCAGCAGGTTTCGACCTGGTATTGCGCGAGCGAAAGGTAGAATCCGGTCAATGACCCGCCTGGTCGGACTGAACGAACACGGCCTCCCCGTTGGTGAAACCCATCACCGCGCCCGCGTTCCCGACCGCGTTGTCAACCAAATCAGGGAACTCCATGAAGAAGAAAACCTCGGCTACAGGCGCATCGCCAAGCTCGTCGGACTCTCCCGGTCCTTTGTCCGTAAGATCTGCCTCTACCAACGCCGCGCCCAGTTCCCCACCCGCTGGAAGCGTGTCGAAACGACCTGTCGGTAGACCGCGCCGTGGCCGTGTCATGGATAACCCCAAGGCCGGGGAGTTGCTTGATTGGCTGGCAACTGGGGGAACTTTGCTTGAATTCTCGCAGCGAAAGGGCAACCCGGATGTCCGCACCGTCCACGATTGGAAGGACGAAGACGCCGAATTTGCCGCACTTTACAAGGTCGCTCGAGATAAGGGCCAGGAGGCCATGCTTGAGGAGTGCAAGACCCTGAGCGACACGGAGCCTACGGACGCCGTACAAGCCGCCTGGAGGCGTTTGCAGGTCGATACCCGGCTCAAGACCCTCCGCATGTGGAACCCCGCTAGGTGGGCCGAGCGCGTCGATATGAACCACACGGGCGGCGTGAGCATCGTCCTTAAGACGGGCGTTCCTGATGCCCCAAGAAATTGACCTGCTCTACAACCCCAGGCCGTGGCAGCGGCAGTGTCACCTCAGCCGGCGGCGTTTCACCGTGCTTGCCCTGCACCGCCGCGCTGGCAAGACCGAACTAGCCATCATGGAGCTGATTGACAAGGCCGTCCGTTGCAAGGCGGAACTGGGGTTCTTTGTCTACGTTGCCCCGTTTCTCAAGCAGGCCAAGGCCATTGCTTGGATGCGGCTGAAGCAGAAGTTGCTACCCCTGCGTAGCGTGGCCGCGCTCGAGGTCAACGAGGCCGACCTGGCCGTGACGTTTGCCCACAACGGCGCGACCATCCGCCTGTTTGGTGGCGACAACCCGGACGCCCTGCGCGGCGTGCGCCTGGACGGCTGCGTCATTGACGAGGTGGCGCAGATCCGGCCAGAGGTCTGGAACGACATCATTCAGCCCGCGTTGTCTGACCGCAAGGGTTGGGCCATGTTCATCGGCACGCCAGCGGGCATCAACCTGTTCAGCGAGCTGTTCTACCGGGCAAGCAGTCTGCCCGATTGGATGGCCGCTCGCTATACCGTCAACGATACTGACGCGCTGGACAAGGACGAGGTGCTGCGCCTGAAGCGCGACATGCCCGAGCAGGCGTTCGCACGCGAGTACCTATGCGACTTCAGCGCGGCGGGCGATGACCAGCTGATTTCCTTGGCCGATGCTGAGTCTGCAGCGCAGCGCGTGTATACCGACAAGGATATTGACGGTGCGCCCAAGATCCTGGGTGTTGACCCCGCCCGATTTGGCGATGACCGCAGTGTCATCATCAAGCGGCAGGGCATCCAAGCGTTTGACCCAACGGTTTACCGCGGCATCGACAACATGGAACTGGCCTCCAGGGTGGCAAACATCATTGAGTCCTGGGACCCGGACGCCGTGTTCATCGACAGCGGTGCTGGCGCAGGCGTCATCGACCGACTCCGGCAACTGGACTACGACATCGTGGAAGTGCCGTTCGGCGGCAAGGCAATTCAATCCAACCTGTTTGTCAACCGCCGCACGGAAATGTGGTGGTCGATCAAGGAGTGGATCGAACAGGGTGGCGCAATCCCCAACCACGTTGACCTGAAGCAAGAGCTGTCCACGCCGATCTATTGGTACGACGCGGCCGGCAAGCGCATGCTCGAGGCCAAGGACGAGATCAAGAAGCGACTCCAGGGCGGTGGCTCGCCCGACATTGCTGACGCGCTTGCGCTCACGTTCGCATTCCCGGTGCGCAAGAAGCTGCCACGCGACATCTACGACCGCGTGAAGAAGAACAAGTCAGAGGAATACGACCCGTATGCGAACACTTGAGGGACCCATAGGCGGCAAGCCGAGGGGTACGGTTCCGTCAATGAGTCGCATTGCGCTCGTTGAACCTGCGGATGTCATGCCCGCAATCACCGACCTCATGCGTCAGAATTGGGATGAAACCGGATTTGGCTTTGAGTTCAAGCCGTCGGTGGAAACCTACCAGGCTGTTGTTGATCTTGGCCTGATGTTTGTTCTTGCGGCATTTGATGGCGACGAGATAGTTGGGTACTGCACGATGACCGTTACGAATCACATGCACAACCCTGCCATCAAAGTCGCATCAAACGATGCGCTGTTCGTGCGCCCGGATCATCGCGGAATTACTGCTGGCCGACTCATCATTGCCGCCGAGCGCGAAGCCGCAAAGCGCGGGGCAACCCGCGTGCTGTGGCACACTCGGGCCGGAACAAACCTTGCGGACGCATTTACCAAGCGTGGCTACAAGCCCGCCGACATCGTTGTGATGAAGGAGATTTGAAATGGGAATGGACCCCGTCACTATTGCAATGATTGGCATGGCCGCCGCCGCAGCTGCTGGCGCAGGCGCAACTACCTACGGCGCAGTCAGCGCAAATGCCGCGCAGAACAAGGCACGTGAGCAGCAGAAGAAGGCGCAGGCAGACGCGCTCGGTCGCGCAGCAAGCGAGCAGCGCACGAGCCAGCAGGCCATGGCCGCAGCCAATCGCAAGGAAGCCGACGTTGCCACGCTTATGGCTAATGCTGGCACGCCCGCTCCGAACACGATGCTCACCGGAACGGGTGGCGTCAATCCGAACACGCTCTCGCTTGGCAAGTCAACCCTTCTTGGGCAGTAATCAATGAGCCAATACACAGGTGACGGAGGTTCGTATCCGGGCGCACCCAGGCGGGACCAGTTGTTCACCCGCTGGGGTCAGCTCAAGACCGAACGCGCCACCTGGTGGGCGCACTATCAGGAACTGACCACCTACATCCTTCCGCGCAACGGCCGTTACTTTCGGCAGGACCGCGACAAGGGATGGCGTCGGCACAACAACATCTACGACAACACGGGCACGCGGGCGCTGCGAACGCTCGGGGCCGGCATGATGGCCGGAGCGACCTCGCCCGCTCGCCCGTGGTTTCGACTTGCCACCGCTGACCCGCAGCTCAACTCGTACCAGCCCGTGAAGATGTGGCTGGACGATGTGACCAAGCGGATGCAGGCGGTGTTTCAGAGGTCGAACACCTATCGCGCCCTGCATCAGATGTACGAGGAACTGGGCTGCTTCGGCACGGCGGCGAGCATCATGCTGCCCGACTTTAAAAACGTGGTGCATCACTACCCGGTGACCACGGGCGAATACTGCATCGCCACCGATTATCAGGGCCGCGTCTGCACGCTGTACCGGGAGTTTGAAAAGACCGTCGGCGAGATCGTGAAGGAGTTTGGTTACGACAACTGTTCCAACACGGTCAAGAGCATGTATGACCGCGGCAACCTGGACAAGTGGATTCCCATCATCCACGCCATTGAGCCGCGTGCCGACCGCGACATCAAGAAGCGCGACAGCAAGAACATGCCGTTTGGGTCGTGGTATTTTGAGGTCGGCGGGGAGCAAGACAAGTTCCTGCGCGTCGGCGGTTTCCAGCATTTCCCGTGCCTTGTTCCCCGGTGGGCGACCGCCGGCGGAGACATTTACGGCAACAGCCCTGGCATGGAAGCACTTGGCGACATCAAGCAGCTGCAGCATGAGCAGCTCCGCAAGGCGCAGGTCATTGACTACCAGACCAAGCCGCCGCTTCAGGTTCCGATCTCCATGAAGAACCGCGATGTGGAGATGCTGCCTGGTGGCGTCACCTTCGTGGACGGCACTTCGCAACCCATCCGCACGGCGTTTGATGTCAACCTGAACCTTCAGCATCTGCTGTTTGACATTCAGGATTGCCGCGAGCGCGTGCGCGGTGCGTTCTACGCCGACCTGTTCCTGATGCTTGCCAATGCCACGGACACGCGCATGACCGCGACCGAGGTGGCTGAGCGGCATGAGGAGAAGTTGCTGATGCTTGGCCCGGTCCTCGAGCGCCTGCACAACGAACTGCTGGACCCGCTGATTGACAGCACGTTCACGCACATGATTTCTGCTGGCCTGATTCCTCCTGCCCCTGAGGAGTTGCAGGGCATGGATCTGTCGGTGGAGTTTGTGTCCATGCTTGCCCAGGCGCAGCGTGCCATTGGAACCAACAGCGTTGACCGCTTTGTTGGAAACCTGGGCGCGGTGGCCGCGTTCAAGCCGGATGTCCTGGACAAGTTCGATGCCGACCAGTGGGCCGACATCTACAGCGACATGCTTGGCGTGGACCCTAGCCTCATCATCGCCGACAAGAATGTGGCCGTGATTCGTGACGCTCGAGCCAAGGCGCAGGCGGCGCAGGCCCAGGCCGCTGCCATGCAACAGAATTCGCAGACCGTCAAGAACATGGCGCAGGCTCCGACCGGAGGCCAGCAGAATGCCCTGACTGACGTAATGAACATGTTCTCCGGTTACAACTCCCCTTCCGCAATTGAGGTCTGACACATGGCAAAGGCATCCACGCTTCTTTACGGTCCCGAATCCAAGGGCGACGCCGCCGGCGCATCGGCCTTTATCTCGCGCCTCATGCACTGCGCGAACGCGATTCACATGCACCACCTGATGGTGGAGGGTCCGGGCAGCTACGCCGCCCACAACGCCCTGAGCGTGTACGAACCGCTGCGCGAGGCCGTTGACGGTCTTGCGGAGGCGTGGATGGGTTGCACGGGCGAGAAGCTTAAGTTTGGCCCCGGCGCGTTTGAGATGGCGCCCACCGCCCTGGCGGAAGTGCAGAAGGTCTACGAATACCTTGAGGCCGACCGCATGGTCATGGGCACCGAGAGTCACATTCAGAACGAGATCGACACGATCTGCACTCTGATTTCCAGCACCCTGTACAAGCTCACGCGGCTTGCCTAATCGAACACAAAGGAACACTACATGCCACTGAATCTCCGTGACCCGTATAGCCAGTTTATTTACGACGAAAACAACACGCTTGTCGGTGTTACTGGGCAGCGTTTTGTCCCAAAGAACTACAGCAATTTTAACGCCGTCAGCGTTGTTGCACCTACTTCGACGTTTACTGCTCCAGGAGTCAACTGGGATTCCAATAGCGGAAACGTGCGATTGACAGGTGGTGGAGCGCACGGACTTACTGGTGCAGTTGCAACCACTGCTGGCGTGTACGTCACCTGGACTGGCCCCGGCGCTGGCGTCAGCGGCATTTATTCGGTGACTGCGATTGACACCGACACTACTGGAACAAAGATCACGATCAACCTTCCGTATGTGTCGGGAACCGCCACGTTCTCAACGTCATCGTCAACGGTAGCAACCGTCACGTTCTCGTCGTACAACCTTGTCAGCGGCCAGACCACGGTTACTCCAACCTATAACGCTCCAGTGTTGGTCAACTGGACCGCGCACGGTCGAGTTCCTGGCGACACGTTGCAGTTTGCGACCACAGGCTCGTTGCCGACAGGATTGGCTACTAGCACAACCTATTACGTTTCCCGAGTGATTGACGCCAACTCGTTTACTGTTATGAATGGCGCAACCAACGGAATCGAAATTCTTTGCTCAACCGATGGTTCTGGTACGCAGACCGCTATTGTCATTCCGACCGTTGTGACTTGGTCTAGCCACGGCCGATCCGTGGGCGACCCGGTTAGGCTTACGACTAGCGGATCTTTGCCAACCGGATTTTCAACCGGAACGACTTATTACGTCAGCAATGTGTTGTCGGCAAACACCTTTACGCTGTCAGCATCTGTTGGCGGTGCGCCAATTTTGGCAACTGCTGTTGGTTCCGGTACGCACACGTGCATTCTTTGGTACGGCAGCGCGGCAGTTACCCTTGCCACCAATTCCATCACGCTGGCATCGTTCTCAATTGAAGGTAACGCCCTGACGCCTAGTGGAAACCTTGAGGCCAACGCGCTGTTCAGCATGACTTCAAGCGCAAACGCCAAGCGTCTGACCATGACCTACGGTGGAAGCGCGTTGTTTGATAGCGGCGCAGGCAGTTACACCAGCATTACTGGCGTCAACGTCAACAAGATTGCCTGGGCGCGTGGTGGCAATACGGTCGTTACCAGCGCAGCCGCTTCTACGGGTCATGGAACCACTACTGCTACGGGTGGCATTCAGACGTTTACCCTTGCCTACACGGGCGCACTGACGTTTGCTATTACCGCTACGCCAGCGACTGCAAACGAAGTCATCACTTTGCAGGGCTATCAGGTGACCGTGCAGTAATGGGACCCATAGGCATTTGACGAGTCGATAGATTTCCCCGATGAGTACACACGACCCGCTCGACATTCGCGGTCAAGAGCGCATCCAGGCCAACCGTGCCATGCGCGACAAGCTTGAGCGCGAAAGCGAGGAGTCGGACATTCGATGGTTGATGAGCAGCAAGCGAGGTCGCCGAGTCGTATGGCGGCTACTGGACCAGGCAGGAGTGTTTCGTTCGTCTTTCAACACCAACGCGATGGCAATGGCCTTCGCCGAGGGAAACAGGAATTACGGACTTCGCACTCTTTCACAGGTTCACGCTCTCTGCCCAGAGTTGTACCCAACCATGATGAAGGAGCAAACCAATGACCGAACCAACGATGACGGAAGCCCCAACGAACAATAACGGCATTCCGGCATCTGAAGCCCCGAAGAGCGCAACGGCGACGGCCGAGGCACTTTACGGGGAACAGCAGCAAGCACCGAAGGCCCAGGACCAGCAAGCCGCGGAGTCGGCCGATACTGGCAAGCCGGAGGCAACCGAGCAGGCGAAGCCGGAAGGCGCGCCGGAGAAGTACGAGTTCAAGGCCCCCGAGGGCAAGCAATTCGACGCCGAAACCGTGCAAGCGTTTTCGGAGGTTGCCAAGGAATTGAACCTGACCCAAGATGCCGCGCAGAAGATGCTTACCGCGATGTCCGACAAGATCGGCATGCGGCAGGCAGCACAGGTTGAGGCAGTCCGCTCGCAATGGGCGGAATCTTCTAAGACCGACAAGGAATTCGGTGGCGACAAGATCACCGAGAACCTTTCGGTTGCGAAGAAGGCACTTGACACGTTCGGCACCGCCGAACTGCGTTCGCTGCTCAACGACTCTGGCCTGGGCAATCACCCGGAAGTAATCCGGTTTATGTTCAGGGCAGGGAAGGCAATCAGTGAGGATCGCTACGTCGGGCCATCCACGGGTTCCACGACCGCAAAGTCGAATGGGCCAATGGACTTTGCCGGCGCAGCGGCCGCCCTCTATTCCAATCAGTCTTGATCCACCAACATAAGGAGCCAACACAATGGCAACTAATCAGCTCTCTACTAGCAACCTGACGCTCGCCGATTGGGCGAAGCGCACTGACCCGGATGGTCGCGTTCCGATCATTGCCGAACTTCTGTCTCAGAGCAACGAAATCCTCGAGGATTGCGTGTTCAAGGAAGGCAACCTGCCCACGGGCGACCGCGTGGTCATCCGTACTGGTCTGCCGACCGTGTACTGGCGTGCGCTCAACCAGGGCATTCCGAACAGCAAGTCCACGACCGCGCAGGTCGATGAAGCTTGCGGCATCCTTGAGGCTCGCAGCGAAGTCGACAAGGACCTCGCCATGCTCAACGGCAACACGGCTCAGTTCCGTCTGTCCGAAGACACGGCGTTCCTGGAAGCCATGAATCAGACGCAGGCTTCCACGCTGTTCTATGGCAACCCGGCTACCGATGCCAAGCAGTTCCTCGGCCTTGCGCCGCGTTACTCCGTCACTGGCAGCTCGGCTGGCAACGGCCAGAACGTGCTTCCCGCTGGCGGCAGCGGCAGCGACAACACCTCCATTTACCTGGTTGTGTGGGGTGACCAGACCGTGTATTGCCCGTTCCCCAAGGGCAGCAAGGCTGGCCTGATCCATGAGGATCTCGGCGAGCAGACTGTCTACAGCGGTGATAACCGTCTGCAGGCGTATGCCACCCGCTACCAGTGGAAGAACGGCCTGGTCGTGAAGGATTGGCGTTACGTTGTCCGTATCTCCAACATCGACGTTTCCGATCTGGTTGGCCAGACTGGCACCCAGGCCGCAAGCGCATCGACTGCCATCATCAAGCTGATGGCTCGCGCCCTGTATCGCATCCCGAACATGGCGATGGGTCGCGCTTGCTTCTACATGAACCGCACCGTCCACAGCGGCCTTGCGATTTCTGCGCTTGACAAGAGCCAGTACGTCCTCAAGGTCAATGAAGGTCTGTCGCAGTTCGGCATGCCGTACAGCTGGCTGTCGTTCCTCGGAGTTCCGCTTCGTCGCGTGGACGCCATCCTCAATTCCGAATCTCTCACGACCTAATAGTTGTTGAGCAAAGAAAGGACACATTCACATGATTAATGACGCACTTACTCGCCTGTCCGGCGACAATGCAGCAACTGCGGTTCCGCAGACGCTCACTACGACTGCCGGTACTACTTATTACTCCACGAACGCGCTTGATCTTCGTAGCCCGACCAACACCAGCGGTGGTACGACTACGACGCAGATGCGCGATCTTGGTGAAGGCGAAGACCTGTTCTGCATCCTTACCGTTGCTACGGCAACCTCTACTGGCAACGGCATCGCCATTGATGTCGTTGTCACTGAGAACCTGGACGGCACCGGGGCAACCCCGGTCGTGATTGGCACCTTCGGCACGCTCACCACCACGGCCACCACTGGTGACCTTGGCGTGGCTGGCCGTCACTTTGTGGCCCGCATCAACCCGCGCCTGCGCGGACTTGGCACCACCTACCGTTGGCTCCAGGTGCGATACACCAACGGAGCCACGACGGCTCTCGGTGGTGGCGCAGTGTTCGCTGATATCGTCACCGATATCTACGACAGCACCAAGTTCTACGGCAGCGGTTTCGTGGTTGCTTGATAAGACAGGAGCAAACAAGTGCAAGTACGAGTTCTCAAGAAGTGCTTCGTGGACAATGCTCTCCGAGAGGAAGGCGATGTCTTCAACTACAACGGCCCTAAGAACACCAACGTCGAACCCATCGACGGTTCTTGGGACGATGCGGCTAGCGAAACCACTACTGCGGTCATGGAAGCCACCAAGCGCAAGCCCGGTCGGCCCAAGATGACCAAGGACACGGACGGAGCTTGAGTCCTGTGAAGTGAAGCGCAACGAGGGGAGCCGTCGGGAAACCACGGCTCCCCTCATTTCACTAGGAGGCGGTCATGCCATCAGCGGTTGAAATCTGCAATCTTGCACTGGCGCACCTCGGCGACACGGCAACCGTGTCAAGCATCGACCCGCCGGAGGGGTCTGCCCAGGCCGAGCATTGTTCGCGGTTCTACCCCATCGCGGTGGACAGCCTCCTTGAGATGCACTACTGGAACTTCACCATGCGCCGCGTGGTGCTTGCTTCCCTGACTAGCACGTGGCCGGAATGGCTGTATGCCTACGCCGTCCCCAGCAACGCCAACAACCTGATCTCGGTGCTTCCGCCCGATTCGGTTGATGACTATTCGACGAAGTTCTCACCGACTGACACGCCGAACTTTGCGCACAACTATTCCCCGATGATTGCTGCTGGCCGCTATGCGCCGCAGCCGTACACGCTGGAAACGTTGGACAACGGGACGCAGGTCATTTACACCAATCAGGAGAACGCGGTCCTGCGCTACACGGCGCACATCACCGACCCAACGCTGTTCTCGCCGCTGTTCGTGATGACGCTGTCGTACCACCTGGCGTCCATGCTTGCTGGACCGATCATCAAGGGTGACGCGGGCGCGGCGGAAGCCAAGCGCATGACGCAAATGATGATGGGCTACTTGCAGAAGGCCACTGCGTCGGACTCCAACCAGCGCAACTCCAAGCCTGACATCGTGATCCCCTGGATGTCGGGAAGGTAAGCCATGCCAAACACCCGTACCTACTACCGTTCCTTTGCCGGCGGCGAGATTTCCCCGGACATGTTCGGTCGCATTGACGATACGAAGTTTCAGACGGGCCTTGCTCGCATGAAGAACTTCATTGCCATGCCGCAAGGAGCAGCCGACAATCGGCCTGGTACGGAGTTTGTCAAGGAAGTCAAGGACAGCACAAAGAAGACTCGTCTAATTCCGTTCGCCTACAGCACCACGCAGACCATGGTGCTTGAGTTGGGCGAGTATTACATGCGTTTCCACACCAATGCGGCTACGCTGACACCGGGAACGCCATCTGCATATAGCACGACAAAGACAATTAGTGCTGTCAATACGGGTACGGAAACATTTACTAGCAACGCGCACGGATACGCAAACGGAACGCCAGTGCAGGTGTCGGCTACAACCACGTTGCCCGCACCGCTCGTGGCGGCTACAACGTATTACGTTATCAATGCTGCGGCAAACACCTATCAGCTGTCTTTGACCGCAACTGGATCTGCAATTGACATCACCACTACTGGCAGTGGAACGATCACTACCAACCAGGTGTATTCGGTTGGCGGTCTTGTCTCAAGTGGCGGCGTAAACTATTACTGCATTGCTAGCAGCGTTGGCAATGCACCGCCAAACGCAACGTATTGGTATCCCATGCCATCGGGCTTCTATGAGATTCCCACGCCATATGCGGAGGCGGATCTTTTTGACATCCATTACGTTCAATCTGCGGATGTCATGACCTTAGTTCATCCCAATTACGCACCGCGTAACCTTCAACGTTACGGTGCAACGAATTGGCAACTTGGTGTCATTTCGTTTGGCGCAACAGTTGCTACGCCTACTGGGGTGGCTGTCACAGCAAATCGCGGCACGGGCGTCAATATCACCAACATTACGATATCTGCTCTTGGCGCACAAGGTGTATTTACCTTGTCAAATGACGCAAAGAACAAACAACTTGCAGAGGGTGATTCCATCTACATTACGGGCGTAGTTGGAATGACGCAAGTCAATGACCAGTATTACATCATTGATACGTTCCCAAGTGCGTCAACAATGAAATTGGTGTATTACCAAACGGGTACGTTTGTCGATACGCATACCTTTACTGCGTACACAAGCGGTGGTCTTGTGCAGGCAATGACGCCTGCGGCGGACATCACGAATTACTACGTTGTCACCGCGTTGAATCCCGACCACCAGCAGGAAAGCGTGCAGAGTGCCGTAGTCAGCGTGACAAACAACCTGAACGTCCAGGGAGCGTACAACACAATCAGCTGGACCGCTGTTTCGGGCGTGCTTCGATACAACGTCTACAAGCGCCAGAATGGGCTGTACGGTTACATCGGGCAAACCAGTTCAACATCGTTTGTCGATGACAACATTGCCCCTGACCTGTCAATCACGCCGTCGATCTACGACACGGTGTTCAGCAGCGCCGGGAATTACCCTGGAGCCGTGTCGTACTTTGAGCAGCGCAAGGCGTTTGCTGGCACGACCAACGAACCGCAAACGTTGTGGATGACGCGTTCGCCGACCGAAAACGACATGTCGTATTCGATCCCGACTCAGGACGATGACCGCATCAAGGTTGAAGTGGCTGTCCGCGAGGCATCGACCATTCGGCACATTGTGCCATTGACGCAAATGCTGATGCTTACCAACAGCTCGGAGCTTCGCGTCAGCCCAATCAACAGCGATGTCATTACGCCCAGCACGATTTCGGTGCGTCCGCAGTCTTACATCGGCGCAAACAACGTGCAGCCAGAGATTGTTAACAACGTGGTGGTGTATTGCGCTGAGCGCGGCGGTCATGTGCGAGAACTTGGATATTCGTGGCAGTCCCAGGGTTTCATTACTGGCGACCTGTCGCTACGGTCTACGCACTTGTTTGACAACCTAGAACTGTCGGACATGTGCTACGCCAAGAGTCCGCAGCCGATTCTGTGGTTCATTTCAAGCAGCGGGTACATGCTGGGTCTGACATACGTGCCGGAGCAGCAACTCGGCGCATGGCACTGGCACGAAACCGATGGCACGTTTGAGAGTTGCACTGCGGTGGCAGAAGGCGATGAAGACCGCGTGTACGTGGTAGTCAAGCGCACCATCAATGGCAGCACCAAGCGTTACGTTGAACGCCTTGCATCTCGCCAAGTTGATGCGCTTGACGATTGCATCTTTGTTGACAGCGCATTGACGTACAACGGTACTAACACTACAAGCGAAACGGTCACGGTGTCTGGCGGCACGGCATGGGATTCCACCGAGGTGCTAACGATCACCGCATCTTCAAGCCTGTTTGTGTGGCCCGGAACCACCGATGTTGGCGATGCCATTGTCTTGACCGACGCAAATGGCGTCAAGTATCGACTGACCATCATTGCAACGTCATCTACTACGGTGGCAACTGCGCGAGTTGACAAACTCATTCCAGTTGCACTTCGCAACACGGCAACTACGAACTGGTCGTTTGCTCGCAAGGACCTTGGCGGTTTGTCGCATCTTGAAGGCAAGACTGTCAGCATCCTAGCCGATGGTGCGGTCATGCCGCAGCAGGTGGTAACGAGCGGTTCGATCTCGCTTCAGCGGGCGGCAACCAAGATCATTGTGGGTCTGCCGTATGAGAGCGACCTGCAAACTTTGCCCATGACGCTGAACGTGGATGGTTTCGGTCAGGGCCGGACCAAGAACGTCAACAAGGCGTGGCTGCGAGTCTTCAAGTCATCGGGCATCTTTGTTGGCCCGGACGCAGATCACCTTGTCGAATACAAGCAGCGCACTACTGAACCGTACGGAAGTCCGCCATCGCTCAAGTCGGATGAGCTGTTGGTCGTTATGACGCCGTCGTGGGGGGCGGGCGGACAGGTCTACATCAGACAGGCCGACCCGCTCCCGCTGACCCTGGTGGGATTGACCCTTGAAGTGAGCATCGGAGGCTAATTACATGGCAGTAGTCAACGTCCCATTCTCCACCAGCCCGACCGGGCCGACCCTGCTGACCGGGCAGTCTTACGCGGCAAGCGCGGGAACGATGGCCCCGTCGTTTAGTTCCCAAATGGCCGATGCGTTCGTATCTGCTGGCCCCATCGTCAGCATCTTTGGAGCGGTCAACAGTGCCATCGGCGCGTACTACTCGGCCGAGAGTCAGAAGAACCAGCTGAAGATGCAGGCGCAGAATCAGCGGTTCCAGGCTGGCATGGCGCGGATCAACGCTCGAGGTGCGGCGTTTAACGCAGCGCAGATCATGCAGGCTGGGCAGCAGCAGTCCGGCCAATACACCATGCGCGCTGGGCAGGCTCGTGCTAGCGCGGTGGCGTCGATGGCGGGGCGCGGCATCCGTGGTGGCGTTGGCAGCGCGGGCGAGGTGCTGGGCAGCATGGATCTGATCAAGGAGATTGACCGCCTGACCATCAATGCCAACACCGTCCGTCAGGCCGAGGCCGCACGGACGCAGGCCACGAACTACGCCACCCAGGCGGCGATGTCTCAGCTTTCAGCGCAGAACCTGTCCTCCACGGCAGGAACGATCTACCCCGGCCTGAGCGTGTCTACGAGCCTCCTTGGGAGCGCGGCCGACATTGGCACGACCTGGGCGCGAAACCGCCGGCTTGAGGAACTGCTCGGCGGCGTGTCCACCAAGCGAATCTGACGAGGAACCACCATGCCCACCGTACCAAGTTCGTTTATCCCGCAGGTTGGAATGGCCGGGGAGGGTTCGTTTGTGCCGTACCAGGCGCCGCCCGTCATGCCAATGGACGAGGCCACGTCTAAGCAGCAGGAGGAACTGGGGCGAGCCATGATTGCCGCTGGCAACACGGCATACCGCCTTGGCTCTGCCATGCAGGATGACATTGACGATGCCGCCACCAAGGAGGCCGATACCGCCGCCATCGGCGTGATGACGAAGATTCGTTCTGACTTTATGTCCAAGTCCGGCAAGGACGCGGAGTCGAACTATCAGTCATCCGTCGATCAAATGTCATCTGCGGTAAACGGCATTATGGACGGGCTTGGGAATGACACGCAGAAAAGAATGTTCCAGCAGGTTGCTGCGCGGAACATGGCGACATTCCAAAGTCAGATGTACGACCACCGCAACTCGCAGACAAAGCAGTGGGCATCCAACGAGGCCGCAGCTCGAGCAGACAAGTATTCCGACCTTGCCATCATTTCCTACGGTGACCGCAATAAGACCGACGTTGCTGGCCGTCCGATGGGGCTAGTCAACTACCAGGCCAATCTTGAGATTGCGGTCCAGGAAGTCCGCAAGGCGGCGTCCTTGAACGGCATTCCTGAGGGCAGCGAGCAGATGAAAGCGATGGAGCAGAAGGTCTACGACAAGGTGGCAACTGGTGTCGTAAACGACCTGATGAATGCCCGCCAATACGCTCAGGCAAAAACATTCCTTGACGATCACCCGGTTGATCCCAAGGTTGACACTAGCCTTCGCTCGTCGTTGGATGCAAACCGCCAGCGGTCGGTTGTTGGCGAACTGGCAACAAGCATCAAGCAAACTGGGCTTCTAATGTCTACGAGCGACCCGGACACCTACTGGCAGCAGAAGGACGGCCCAGTCGAACCACCGACCACGTTGCGCGAAGCACTTGTTCTTTCGGAGCAAATCAAGGACGACCAGACGCGGAAGTTTGTACAAACCGAATTGCGAACGCAGTTTGCGCAGGAAGATGCACTGATTGAACAGGAATACAACATCAACGTAGAAAACATCCTGCAATTTCTTGCAGTGCCAGGAAACACTGCTGCCGACATTCCAGCGGACCAATTTGGACGCTTGCGCCCCGTAGATCGGCAGAAGATCATGGCCGGACAGAAATCTCGGAAAGATCTTTTGGTGCAAGAAGAAATAGCGATCAACCCAAGCAAGTACGCAACGGTAGATGCTGTAGACAAGATACGCATGGACATCAGTCCGCAGTTGTACATCAAGTTGCGCGAGCGACTCAATCAACCAGAGAAGATCATTGAGGCGACCGTGGACGCAGAGGAAACGAGCAGAATCCTGTACGACTTTGGCATGGATGCCTACGTAGCGCCCGCACCTGGATCGAATGAGAAAAAGGCTCGCCTTATTCTCAACGACAGCATCAGTATGCGCCTTACCTCCGAACAAACGCAACGGGGCGGGAAGTTGGCCCCCGAAGAACGTCGCCGCATCATCAAGGAGATGGTGCTTGACAAGGCATATATCCCTGATTGGTTTACGGATACGGAAATGCCTTATGAGATGATGACGCAGGAACAGCGAAGCACCGCTTATTACATGCGCGACGGCAAGCCCGTGCTAGTGCAGCAGGAGAAGACCGAGCAGGCACAGGGCGAACGTGATCGGGATGCAGCAATACAAGCTCTCCAACGAGCAGGGATTGCACAACCGCGACCAGACGAAATTGCCAGATACCTTGAACGAAAGCGTGGCGCACGGTGATTGAATCCGACATCAATGAGCGCATGGCGCGATTCATGCCTTCACAGAATCCGCAAGACTTTGACCCGATTGCTGCGGAGATCGCAGATGAGCGATCCGGCGGAACTGCTGTTCCGACGATGCCGGAAATGCCAGATCCGATTGCTATGGAGATCGCGGCGGACAGGCGGGCCGCGCTGAACTCAACCGTCCTCAAAGCCACACAAATCAACCCGGACCAGGCGGCGCGGGCAGAGATGCTCGGACGATCCATTGGAATTCCGCAGGGAATCGCGCTGGCCGACATGCAACGGGCAGAACAACGCCAGTATCTCAATGATCTGAACACAAAAGATCTTGCTCGTCGCAATCCAACGCTAGCAAATTTCCTCGAGAACGAACAGTTCGCGCAACAGGCCCACGATGATATTGGCGTCCTCTCCAAGCTTCAGCCGCTGGTGCTCGAGGCCGCGATGCTTCAGACCCAAGGCGGATTCTTCCGCGTGGTCGGTGCTGGTTACGAGCGCGGGGCAATTGTGTCCGAGCGCGGCGATATCGGTGCGAAGGCGATGGCCGGGTTCGCTGAACCTGGCGATTTCGACCGTGCCAAAGAACTCACGCAGCGCATGCAGGCGCTCGGCCAGCAGGGGATGGTTGGTGCAGCGGCTGAGATGATCGCGCAGAATGTCAGCCAGCTCCGCACTATCGGCACGGCGACTGTTGGCGGCGCTGCTCTCGGCAGCTTGGCAGGTCCGGCAGGCACCGTGGCTGGTGGCGCACTTGGCGCAACGGCAGGTGTTATGGCTGGAACGGGAACGATGGAGGCCGGAAACCTGTACCTCGACATGCGCGAGCAGGGAGTGTCTGATGACGCGGCTATTCCGGCTGCTATCGCCGGCGGTTTTCTGAACGGCCTGATTGAAGTGGTCGGCATGAAGATCGCGTCCGCTCCGTTCAAGGCGCTCGCGTCCAAGGTAATCCGCGAAGAAGTGTCCAAGGCAATCGCGCAGCCGACCATGCGCTCGGCGCTCATTGCTGCTGGCAAGGCATATGGACTCCAGGTCGGTGGCGAGGGGTTTGAGGAAGGATTGCAGGAAATCGTTGGCATCGCGTCCGAGGAGATCGCCAAGGCGGCGGATGGGATCGACAGCGAGACGAGTCTGCGCGATGCCACGGGCCGCGTCATTGAGGCGTTCGCCTACGGCGGCATGGCGTCTGCCCTGCTCGGCGGCATCGGCCCCGGCGCGAACCTCGTCGTGGACCTGCGCCGCGCTAGCGCCACGCAGCGGCAGCAGGAGTTCTTCAACGGCCTCGCCGAGAACCGCAAGGAAAGCAAACTTGCCCAGCGTAACCCGCAGGGATACGAGCGTTTCCTTGCCGCACAGGCCCAGGACACGCCGGCAGAGACGATCTACGTAGACGCGGCCACCGCCCGTGACGTGCTTGCGCAGAGCGGCACCACGACGGCGCAGCTCGAGGAACTACTCCCTGGCATCCGCGAACGTCTGGAACAGGCCGTGGAGACGGGCAGCGACGTGACCATCCCGACCTCGCAGTTCGGCGCTCGGCTCGCCAACACGGAACTCGGGAACGCGCTGCTGCCGCACATGCGCTTGTCGCCGGACGCCATGAGCGCGACCGAGGCGCAGGCGTTCGAGGCTGAGCGGCAGGCAGTTGTGGAGGAGGCACGCACGATCCTTGCAGCGAAGCAGGAAGCCGACGCGGCGTTTGTTGCCGAGGCGCAGCAAGTCGAGGACGAGGCGTTTGAGCAAGTCCGTGCGGTTGGCCAGTTCACCGACATCGAGGCGCGGACGATTGCCAAGTTGCGCCAGGCGATGGTGGTCGTGGACGCGGCCGAAGCCGGGATGACGCCGGCGCAGTACCAGCGCGAGCGTGGCGTGCCGTTGGTCATTCGCGGTGAAGGTATGGCTGGCCGTACTGCGCAGCTTGAACAGGCAGCACGACCAGAAATCACCATTGAAGGCAGGACAATTCCGGTCACAATCGCATCGCGTGATTCCGGCGCTGGCCGCGAATTAATTGCCATTGATACTGGCAAACTTGATGCAGCGTGGTTGAATTCTCAAACCGAATTCGGAATTTCGCAATACATCGGCGAAGGCGGTACCGGGGCTGGAGAAATCACTCCTGAACGATACGCAAGGTTTGGTGAATTCCAAAAGACTGCATCAACTATCGAAGCATCAGTTGTTGATGTTGACAATCAAGGGCGTGTAAGTTTCCAAAATGGAAGGCATCGTTTTGCTTACATGCGAGACAAGGGAATTGCATCTATCCCAGTTGTAATGGATGCTGAAAGCCGCGCCAACGCACAGAAGTTTGGATATATCTCATTCCCTAGCGTGGCTCAGCAGTCCGCCACTGCGTTTGATCAGGCCGCCATCTCCCGCATGGACGCTGACTACCTCGCGGCGGTTGAGCGCGGCGACATGGAAGCTGCGCAGCGCATGGTGGACGAGGCGGCGAGAGAAACTGGTTTTACATCGCAAGGATTTCACGGCACCAACGTGGAGTTCACGCCGAATTTTGCGTTTGATCCAGAGAACATTGGATCAGCAAATGATGCTGGTTTCTACGGCCGCGGCTTCTATTTCGCAAAGACTTATGGCGAGGCCAGATCATACGGTCGCAATGTTGGCGCGTTCTATCTGCGGATAAATAATCCTCTTGACCTAACTAACGATACGGATGATGGGACTTTTTACGGACACTTCAAGTCTTGGGCATCAAAACTTGATCGCGTTGGCATGTTGCTTCTTCCGTATCGGCAAGCATTGGAATCAAGCAGAAAACTTGATTTGTATGTTCAAGAAAATTCTCGCATTATTCCATTTGGAGAAAACGAAGGGTTAACCGTTTTCATTACTAATCCAATTACTGGCGCAGAAGAAGCTTTGCGTACTCGGCGCATGGACATGCCGCAGACGGAAAAAGATGCCAAAAATGCAATGTTTCTGCAACTTTTGTATGAACTTGGACGGCTTCCAAGTTCGGAACAGTTTCCGAATATTCGTTTGGCTTCAACAAGTTTGTCAGATTATGTGCGAACCGAAGGCTTGTCGCAACAACTTACAAATGCAGCAGAATCCACAGGCCATGATGCGATTGTGTATGAAGATGAAATAGTTGTGTTTTCTCCTGAACAGATCAAATCAGTCGACCCCGTCACCTACGACGAGCAGGGCAACGTCATCCCGCTATCGCGCCGTTTCGACATCACTAGCCCGCGCATCTTTGAGCAGGCGGCTGCCGGCCCCGCCCGCGGCGGATTCGACCCGCGAACTCTGAACGTTCTCGTCGGCAAGGGCGGCGACGTATCGACGCTTTCGCACGAGTTGATCCACCTCCGCGTCGCCGAATACATCCGCATGGCGCGAAGCGCCACGCCGCCAGCGCGTGTGATTCAGGATCTTGACACGTTGTTCGTGTTCATGGGCGTGGAAGGGTCCACGCCCCAGGAGCGCATGGACAACTACGAGACGATGATGATCGACCAGCGCAGGCCGCTGGAGGAGAAGGTCACCTACAACTTCGAGATTTACCTGTACGAAGGCAAGGCTCCGAGCGTGGAGCTGCGCGGCGTTTTCGACCGTCTCGCCGCGTGGATGCGTCGCGTGTACAGGTCGATTCGTGACGACCTGAACGCGATCTACCGCCGCGAATTCGGCACCGATCTCCCGATCCTGACTCCCGAAGTGCGCTCCGTGTTCGACCGCATGCTCGCCTCTGAGGAGCAGATCAAGCGTCAGGAAGCCATCAGTGGCATGAAGGGTCTGTTCCAGACCCAGGCCGAGAGCGGCATGGCAGACGCCGAGTGGGCTGCGTACCAGGCCATGCAGCAGGAGGCTACGGATGCTGCCGTCACCGACCTGAACACCGCCAGCATGCGGCAGCTTCAGTGGCTCGGGAACGCACGCGCCCGCATTTTGCGCGACCTTCAGAAGAAACACGAAGCCAAGCGTAAGGAAGTCACCGCCGAGGTGGCCGCTACCGTCAAGGTGGAACCCGTGTACCGGGCCATGACCTATCTCCGCTATGGTCGGTTCGTGGACACGGACGGGGCCGAGGTGGAGGTTGAAGGCACGCACCGCCTGGACATTGAGAAGGTCCGCGCCATGTACGCCGGCATGCCGTCGGCCGAAAGCGTCGAGCCGATCCGCGCCACGGGGATGGCCGTGCCGGCGAACGTGCGCCCGGACATCACCCCGCTTGGGACGGGCAAGTATGGGATGCTTGGGAAGGACGGGCTGGACCCCGATGTTGTCGCCGAGACGTTCGGCTACGGCAGCGGCGACGAGATGGTCCGCGCACTGCTCGCCGCCAAGCCCATGAAGGATGCGGTTGCCGAGCGCACGGACGCCGAGATGCTTCGACGGTTCGGTGAAATGAACACCCCCGCGGCGCTCGAGGCCGAAGTGCAGAAGGCGCTTCACAACGAGGCTCGCGCTCGGTTCGTGGCCGTGGAGCTGCGGCACATTGCCAAGGCGACGCAGCCAGTGCGCGTCATGCTCGAGTCAGCCAAGCAGGTTGCCGCCGACATGATCTCGGACATGACCGTCCGCGAAGTGCGCCCGGGTGAGTTTGTTGCTGCCGAGTCCAGGGCTGCACGCGACGCAGATCGCATCCAGCGCACCTACGGAATCACTGAGCCAGTGGAAGAACTGGTGCAGCGATACGGTGCTGACCGCCAGCAGGCACTGATCCGCGCCAAGCGTGCACAACTCTATCAGAACCAACTCGCAGCCGAGGCGCTGCGGGTCAAGGAGTACGTGGACAAGCAGGTCAAGTACCTGCGCGGCGTGATGCGCGACAGCAACGTCAAGCGCATGGGCGCTGCCGCGGCTGACCAGATTGCCGGACTGCTCGAGCGGTTTGAGGTGGCCCAGGTCAGCCTGAAGCGTCTTGACGAGCGCCGCACGATGGCGAAGTACCTCGCCGACCTCGAGGCTGCCGGCGTGGTGCCGGACATCGCCGAGGAGATCACCGACGAGGCGCGCCGCGTCAACTACAAGGAACTGAAGGTCAGCGAGTTCCGCGACCTGGTGGACGCCGTCCGTCAGATCGAGCACATCGGCAAGAACGAGCAGAAGATGCGTCTGGCCGAGGAGCGTGCCGCGTTCGAGGAAGTGCGCGACGAGATCGTCACCCGCATTCGTGCGGTCGGCAAGGTGCGCGAACTCCAGATCGACCCTCGCACGCCCCTGACCGGGATCGGCCGCACGGCGGCGTTCCTGCGCGGGTTTGCTGCTCAGCACCTGAAGGCGGCGTCCATCGCCCGCATCCTCGACGGCGGCAAGGAAGACGGACCACTCTGGAACACCATCATCCGCACGGCGAACGATGCTTCCGACATGGAGACGCGCATGCGGGCCGAGGCGTCCCTGAAGCTCGGCGAGATCCTGAAGCCCGTGTTCGCGCTCGGCAACATGGGTGGCAAGGGGATGTTCTTCCCGTCCATCGGTCGTAGCCTGAACCGCGAAGCGCGAATTTCCATTGCCCTGAATCTCGGCAACGACGGCAACCGCCAGCGTCTCCTCGACGGCGAAGGTTGGACGATGGAGAAGCTGCAGCCCGTCCTCGAGAGTCTGACCGAAGCCGAATGGATGGCCGTGCAGCAGGTGTGGGACTTCATCGACGGATACCGCCCGGAGATCGCCGCCAAGGAGCGCCGGCTGTATGGCAAGGAGCCGACCTGGGTGACGCCCGTGCCGTTCACCGTCCGCACGTCGGACGGCAAGGAGGTCGCCCTCCAGGGCGGCTACTACCCGGTCAAGTACGACCCGGTGGCATCCGACCGGGTGGCGACCGTGGACGCGGCCGAAGACGCCAAGCGCGAACTACAGGGCGCTTATACGGCGGCCACCACTCGGCGGTCGTTCGTCAAGGCACGTGCCAAGGAGGTCCGTGACAGGCCGCTCCTGTACACGCTCGACGCCGCGTTCAGCGGCGTGAACGAGGTGATCCACGATCTGTCGTGGCACGAGTGGCTTATCTCCACGAACCGTCTGCTGAGGGACACGCAGTTCGCCAACGCCGTCCGCGAGACGCGTGGGCCGGAGTTCCTGAAGCAACTGCGCGACTGGTCGAAGGACAACGCGACCGGGGCGCGTGGCCAGCAGGTTGCCGGCGAGTCGGTCCTGTCTTGGCTCCGGCAGGGCATCAGCGCGTCGGGCCTCGGGTTTAACGTGGTGAGCGCGGCCATGCAGGTCACTGGCTTCAACCAGAGCATCGTCCGCATCGGTGCCAAGTACGTTGGGCAGGGCATCGTGCAGTTCTCGACGAGTCCGTTCGAGTCGTCCAAGATGGTCGCCGAGAAAAGTTCGTTCATGGCCGAGCGCGGCCGCACGCAGTTCCGCGAGATCAACGAGATCAAGAACCGTGTACGCGGGCAGACAGAGGTGGCCCGTCGGGTAACGGCCGGCACCTACTTCCTGATGATGAATATGCAGCGGTCGGTGGATATCCCGACCTGGCTCGGCGCGTACCAGAAGGCGCTCGACGCCGGGAAGGACGATGCCAGGGCTGTGGCGCTCGCCGACCAAGCGGTGCGCGACTCGCAGGGTAGCGGCCTTGTCTCGGACCTGGCAGCCGTGGAGCGCGGCGGGCCAGCCATGAAGCTGTTCACGGTGTTCTATTCGTACATGAATACCGTCTACAACATGACCGCCGTGCAGACGATGACGGCCCGCAGCAAGGGCAAGCTGGCCGCCGACTACGCCATGCTGCTGGTGGTCCCGGTCGTGCTCGGCTACGCCATCAAGAGCGTAATCCAGCCCGACGCCGGCGAGGACGAACTTGATCCCGAGGCTCTCGCCCGCAAGCTTGCCGCCGAGGAACTGTCGTACCTGATGGGCACGATGGTCATCGTCCGTGAGTTTGGTGGGGCTGCGCAGCTTATGACGGGCGCCGAGGGCGCTCGCATGGGCTACGGTGGTCCTGCCGGCCTGCGGGCCGTCGGCGAGGTCTACGGGCTTGCCACGCAGGCGGGCCAGCTCGAGTTCGACCGCGCCTTCCGCAGAGCGGCCATCAACACGCTCGGCGCGTTCACGGGCTTGCCGAGCGCCCAGGTCAACCGCACCATCGACGGCATCGAGGCGTTGGTGGAGGGTGAAGTCACTGGACCTACCGCCGTGCTCGCGCCACTCACCGGAGTTCAACGGTAACCGGGACCCATAGCAGTACCCCCAACATTTACCCTCAACAATCGCACCAAGGAATCGAAGAATGACCATCAGCTCCACAACGAGAATTGCGGGACCGTTTACTGGCACTGGTGTCGCTACCACGTTTCCTTTCTCGTTTAAGGTGTTTCAGGCGTCCGACCTGTATGTCGTGAAGCTCACCGTGTCTACGGGCGCGGAAACCGTCTTGACGGTCAATACCGATTACACGGTCACCCTGAACGGCAATCAGGACAGCAATCCGGGCGGTAATGTCATCCTGCCTGCAGTGCTTGCTTCTGGCTACACGCTGACCATTTCGTCGGACATTGCCAATCTTCAGCCGACCGACCTGACAAACCAGGGCGGGTTCTATCCCGAGGTAATCACGGACGCGCTGGACCGGGCCACGATCCAGATTCAGCAGATTAGCGATATTGGGGACCGGACGATCAAGATCCCGTTCTCTGACGGCACGGGGCTAAATATGACCCTGCCAGCGGCCGCGGAACGTGCCAACACGTTCATGGCGTTTGACGCCAACGGCGAGCCGTCGATGGTTGCCGCTGGCTCAAGCGGTGCGCCCGCCACGATCACGCGGCAGGTGTTCAGCGGCACGGGGTCGCAAACCGCCTTTACGCTTGCCTCTGACCCCGGTGCGCTTGGTAACAGCGCCCAGGTCTACATCGGCGGCGTGTACCAGCAGCGCAGCACCTACACGATTGCTGGCACAACGCTGACCTTCAGCTCTGCCCCGGTCGCTGGCACGGACAACATTGAGGTTGTCAACTTCCTGACGGACACCATCGGCAGCACCAGCGCCGATCTCGTCACTTACACGCCGAGCGGTACGGGCGCGGTTGCCCGCAGCGCGGCGAGCAAGTTTGGCGATGTGATTAGCGTCAAGGACTTTGGCGCGGTTGGCGATGGTGTAATTGCAACAGGTGCTGGTACGGACAACACGGCCGCATTCCAGGCTGCAATCAACAGCGTTTCGACTTATGGAACAGTAATTGTTCCAAACGGGATATACAAACTTTCTTCGCAGATCACCATCCCATCAGGCAAGGCGTTGCGAGGAATGGGTGGGTATGCGACGATCCTGCTGGCTCCCGCCGCCTTTGTGGCTGATGGTTTGGTCAAGGCGAATGGTGCGGGCGGACCACCGACTGTGATTTCTGATCTTACGGTCACAAGTCAAACAGGCGGCGCAGGCGCTGCATCTATCGGCATCCACGCCGCTGCAAACGGAACGCTGATCAGCAACGTGTGGTGCGCTGGATTTGCCTCGAACATTACGTTGGCGAATACTGACGTTGTGTTGCAGAACTCGGTGTCGGAAGAATCCAGAACTGGCGGCACTGGTGTTTCTATTACATCATCATCTGTGACCGTAGCAGATTGCATCATTTACAATTGCTATTTGGGCCTGGCTGTTTCTAGCGTGGCATTTGTTGACGGAACAGTATCCGTCACAAATGTACGCACGTCCGCATGCACCTATGCCGGATTCGCCATCGACAGTTCATCTAATGTGTCGTTGACGAATTGCTCCGCGTGTCACAACAACATCGGCCGGTACACCTTTGCTGGCTTGTACATGAGTACTAGCAGCAATGTTTCCATTACCAATTTCATCGCACGGCTTGGAAGCGGCCCATCAACAACCGCGAGGGGAATCAGCTGTTCTTCGTCTTCGAACGTGACCATTGTTGGATGTCAAATCACATCGTTCGATGATGGCATCTATGTCTCAGGCGGAGGGCTTGTGCAGATTTCCTCGTGTGCCGTGTTCAACAACAACAATCGCGGTATCTATGTTGCTGGCTCAAGTCAGGCGCAAATCAACAACAGCACTTGCATTACGAATGGTTCCGGTATTGCCACCAATGCGGGAATATATTCAGACAACAGCGCCGCGTTCGGCCAGCACATCATCAGTAACAATATCTGCACCCAGGAAACTGGCGGCGTGCAGGACTATGGCATCTATGCCAATATCGTGAACAACGGGGCATCTTCTGGATTCACAAACATCATTGGAAATGTCGCGCAGTACAACTCCGTCGCACAGATTTCGCTTAATGGAGTGACTGCCAACATCACGTCTACGGGCAACGTCTGATGACCTGTACCCACCAAGAAGAACTGCTTCTCGCCTAACGGACTAACCACATGCCCATGACCAAGCCAACCTCTGAACAGGTCACCTTCCTCGCAGCCGGCACCGGCGCGTCCCAGCGCACTGTCCTGGACAAGCTCCGCGATGTCGTGAGCGTGAAGGATTTCGGCGCGGTAGGTGATGGAACGACGGATGACACGGTTGCAATCAATGCGGCATTGGCAGCACATGCATCGGTGTACTTGCCAGTTGGAACCTACCGAACGACTGCACCAATCACGCTAAACGCAAACAACATCCTGTTTGGCGCGGGAATCACATCTGTCATCAAGAACACGACGGCATCTTCCGTAATTCGTTCCGTGACTCCAACTGGAGCGCGCATCTACCACGTTGGTGGCGGAAACTTCAAGATTGAGGGTAACACCTCCGGCATAGTTGCTGGCAGTGTTGGCCTTGACATGCAGAACGTGACTTACGCAAGTTGGACTGATGTGTGGATCAATTACGTTGAAACCGGCATTCGGCATGGCAACGGATATGCGTCCTTCTACAACGATTATTTCACTTGCACAATCACATCGTGCACAACAGGCGTAGACAACTCAACGCTTGGAAACGAAAATCGTTTTACGGCTTTGAGAATTGACGCCGTCACTGGAACCAAGGACCAGGACAACACTTCAAATACCTACCTTGCATGTGCTGTTGAACAGTTTTCCACGGGACATCAAATAACTGGATCAACCGCGCAATCAATTCGGTTTATTGGAAGCAGGCTTGAATCGACTGTTGGTGGAGCCGTTGGTATTTCGATCAATGCGGCAGCGCAACAGACCCAAATCATTTCGCCTTTCTTTTCGTCGCTTGCAACCAACATTTCTGACGCTGGATCAAGTGGAGCAACCGTGCTGTATTCAGACGGGTTCCAGTTGAACTCTGGAACAACTGCACAGCGGCACGTGGTTTCCAAGGTCGTGAAATCAATCAGTTCACTTCCGGCTTCAACGTCAAGGCAAGAATCGTTTACAGTTTCGTCACTTGGCGGCGGTTTGGCTAACCGCGACATTGTCACATTTACTGCACCACTTTCGTGGCCAGCAAGTGTTGTAGCAGGGCCAGTCGTAAATGGCGGTGCTGGAGTGGTGTATGTGACGCTGTACAACACAAGCGCGTCAACGGCAGCGACATTTACTGCTGGTGAAACGTATCTATTTGATTCATGGAGATACGCATGACCTCCACCCACCACGAAGAACTGTTCCTCGCCATCGGCCGCCTGGAAGGCAAGGTCGATTCCCTGCTCGCCATGCAGAGCCACCAGCAGGATCAACTCAAGGAGCATGATTCGCGCATTCGCTCGCTCGAGCATTCACGTGGCTACATGCTTGGAACCGCAGCCGCCATCGGCGCGAGCATGAGCCTTGTATCCAACTACCTCATCCGCGCATTTACCTAAAGGAAACCCATGCCCCAGGACATCGTTGTTGCTACCGACCAGCCCGCGTATCGAATCAGTTCTGCCGCTGCCGGAACGTCGTATGCGCTTACTCCACCGACCACGACCATCCCATCTACGACCGGAACTACGTTCCTGATTCCTTCCAGCGCTGGCGACAAGCCGAGCCTGCTTCGCCTGACTCCGTTTCATACGGCCAACAACGCTACTGGACTTGGGGTGCGAGTGATTGGGTGGTCGGTTTATACGCAGACGGATGGCACGGACATGTACGTCCCGAATCTGCTTGCCGAGCTGACGCCCGCATACAACGCAACTTCTGGAAACATTCCGTCCGTCAGCATTAACGGCACGACCCAATATTTCTTTCATGGCCTGACGGCTGCGGCTGGTGTTCCGACCGTGAACCTGTACAGCCCTGGCACCGCCGCCATTGATGATACCCCGCCTGCTCACGCAGTCATCGACACCATCGGTCATCGCTATATCACGCTTCAGTTCAAATCCAGCAGCGGCACGATGAACGCTTTCTACTCCTTCCTCTGATCGGATCTAGCGATGCGAAGCCTCCTAGGTCGGTTCCACCGTCCAAACGCCCGTTCGCAGCCACAGCAGTTGTTCATGCTGAACAACCTTGGCGACGGTTCCACGCTGTCGCTTGATTTCACCACGGGTGTCCTTGACTCGCGCCTGACGTTCACGCGCAGCACGACCGGAACGTACATCAACAGCAGCGGCTACGTCACCAGCGCCGCAATCAACGCGCCACGCTTCGACTACGACCCGACCGCGCTGACTGCTAAAGGTCTGTTGATTGAGGGAAGCGCGACAAACCTTGCGGTTCGTAGTGATGATTTCAACACTACGGTGAGTGATGGAACGCAATGGAATACGAGCGGTTACACAGCCGCAACATTGTCAACAACTCTTCCAGACGGAACCACGGGCAACGCACGAAGACTAACCATGCCTTCCGGAAGCGGGTCGTTCCGCTCATCAACGATTACGGTGACGGCATCAACTGCGTACACGTTCTCGTTTTGGGCGCGAAACAACGGCGGATCGCAGGCAAGATTTCGCGTTTGGAACGTAACGGCTGGTTCTTCCATCGTTGATTACACGCAATCCATCAACAACTATGTCTCGCAGATTGGCGGCGCAAACAACACATCCAGCACGTGGGTTCGCGTATCCGTGCAGTTTACGACGCCCGCAGGATGCACAGCAATCTACGTCTACCCATGCTCAAGCGATTCCGGCACGGTTGATCTGTTGATTTGGGGCGCACAGGTGGAAGCAGGCTCCGGCGCATCGTCGTACATCCAAACCGTGGCAAGCACGGGGACCAGGGCGGGCGATTCCTGCGTGATGACCGGGACAAACTTCTCGTCGTGGTTTGCAGGCGCGACAGAGGGCGTTCTGTACACGCAATTTGAGAAGCCGCGAAGTCAGTCAGGAAATGTTCTACATGACTATGCAGCGGTTGGCTCTCGTTACAACACAGGTGAGGGACTCATTCTTTATGTCTCTAATTCCACCTTGCTGCCAACTGCCATTCTGTGGGCAACTGGTGGTGCAGTATTTGGTGGAGGCATCGCTACTGCGATTCCATCAGTAACAAAGCACGCTCTGAAGTGGTTTGCCGGAAACGATGTCACCAACTATTCCAATGGAGTCGTAGGATCGACAGGTAATGGCACAGGAACGGTTACTCCCGCAATGCTGACTATCGGTGCCAACAGCGCGTCCGGTACTGCTGCTACACGCGATTGGCTGAACGCCTGCGTTCGCACCGTGAAGTTCTGGCCTGTCGCTCTTTCCGACTCGCAAATCATCGCCATCACCACCTGACATGGACTACCTACTCCGCTCAAACACAGAGTCCGACATGGACGATGCGCTTATTGCCGCTGGCGTGGCGCAAGAAGTCACAGATTTTGATGGCGAGATCACCGTGCAGCCCGTGCAAGGCATCACGATTGACCGCATCGGGCCGATCCCGGCGCTAGTTGATGAGGATGGAACAATCATTCGCCCAGGCGACAACCGCTACCACGTCAACCTCCGAGCCACCGTGCAGCTGACCGCCGCGCAGGTTGCGGAGCTGCCGACGTTTGCGCCGACGCCAGGCGTCCCGTATCGGGTATTCATTTGAGGATCGCCGCACTGCTCGTCCTCGCGCTCACCGCCTGCAACCCAGTCGCTCGCATCTCCGCGAACGCGACGGCGATCCGCAACGAGGCTGGCGCGCTCATCGACCACGGAAACGCCACGGGCGACCAGGTGGTGGTGCACGGCGCGACCCGCATCGACGCCGCCGCTGCGGCCATCCACGGTGAGATCCCGTCCGTGCAGGCGGTCACGCCGGCGTGGCTATCCACCCTCCAGTGGTGGGGCATCGCGGTGGCGGTCGCTGGCGTGGCGTTCATTTTGTGGCAGTCTGGCATTGGTACGGCCGTCCGCGTGGCCGTTGGCTGGTTGCCTAGGCGCAAGGTGACCCAGGCAGAGCTTGCCGTTGATATGCTTGATCCTGACCGTCCCGAAGGGGAACGGGAATATGTGGCCGCAATGCGGGCGCAGGACCCCGAGTTCGACGCGGCCTTCCGCAAAGCGCAAACGCGCAGAAAGGCTTGAGTCATGGAATCCTTCATCGGATCGCTTTGGTTTGCCGGGATGACGTTTCTCCTGGGTTACATCGTTGGACACGCGCTGCCCATCAACTGGGTGATGTCGAAGTTCAGCAAGAAGTGACTAAACGAAAACCCCCCTGCCTTTGCGCCTCCGTCGTGGGGGCGTTTGGGGCAGGGGGGGAGGATGGATGGACGATGGATGTTACTTGATTCGCAGGCCCGTCCCGCGTGGCAGCAACGTGCAGCCGGGGACCACCTTGCCTGCTTCCAGCGCGGCGCGAATCTTCGTATTGTCAACCTCTACAAACGTAGAGGTGTAGTCCGGTCCCAGTTCCTCGGCGGTCACCGTAACCTCGAGCGGCTGTTTGCCGCCGTTGCCCGCCACCGACAGGCGAAACCTCGCCGTGTCGATCTTGGTACGGCCGCAGGCTTCCATGGCTTCCTTGAGGCGGTCCTTGAGGCGTTCGGCCAGGGCCTCGTCGGCCTTGGCAAGCGACCGCATACGGTCAGCCTCGGTCTTGCGGGCGGCTGACCGCAGCTCAAGGCTACGAATCAACCCGGCGTAGTCATCGGCGCAGGCATCAAGCGCAGCGTCCAGGCCAGCAAGATGGGCTTCAAGGGCTTGCTGGGCCTCGGGGGAGTCGGCTCCCCCCTCAAGAATGGCGTCCAGGATCAGTTCAAGTTCAGACGAAATGGCGTAGAGGCTCATGGATGTAGGTCCTTTCAGAATGGGACTTCTTCGGGGTTGACTTCAACGGGCTTGATGGGTCCGACCACGCGCATGACTTGCATGGTCTGCCCAATCCGCGCAATCTCAATCGTCATCTCGCCGTTGACGTTGTCTTCGGCCAGGTCTGCGTACTCGCCGACTGAGGTGGCAATCCACACCTTGCCGTGTTCCCCGGTTGCTTCAATGGCAACCGGACGGCCGGGGCGGCGCACCACGCGGTGGATCTGAAACGCACCCTCGTACTCGTCGGGGTAGCCGTCCACGGGCTTGGCCGGGGCCCGGGCTGCTGGGGCTTCCCGCGGGCGCGGGGCGGCCTCCGGCCTGGT